TTTTACAATACGGGCGGATCTCCGTTTACAGGCTTGACATTAACCTCGGCGCAGCCTGAGATTGCTATTAGCGGCGTCTACAAAACAACTTGAGGTCATATAAATGGCACTAACAAAAGTTTCGTTTTCTATGATTACCGGAGCGTCCGCCAACGTTCTGGACTACGGCGCTGTGGGCGATGGGACAACTGATGACACTGCTGCCATTCAAGCAGCAATAAATGCAGTAAACGCAGCAGGCGGTGGCACTGTTTTCTTTCCAGACCCGTCTGTCGCTTATCGCATCACCTCACCCATCAGCATTTTCAGCTTCTTGACTTTGCAAGGCCAAAGCAAAAACACAAGAATTTTCCGAGATTTTGTCGATGGTTTTGCAATTCTTGCGATACAGAAAAGCCAAGTCATCATTGATAGCCTTTACATTTACAGCACCACCCCATCAGTCACCAGCCCAAGCGGTGGAATTGGCTTTCAAGAAGGTGCGTATAACGTAGTCACAAATGTTGATGTTGTCGGCATGAGGCAGTACGGCATCTGGATGTATGACTCCAGCTACAACACAATCGACAACTGCCGATTCCAAGGCTGGATCGGTACGTATCAGCAAGATTCTTGCGACATCGCCGTTCTAAACGAATCCAACTGGAACACCATCAGCAACAACAAATGCGATGGCGGCGGCGATCATGGCATCTTAGTGCAGGACACTTACGTTGGCGCACAACCGACTGGCAACAAGGTCATTGGTAACACCGTTTCTGCTCACACAGCCTATGGTATTGCGGTGTATGTGACCAACAACTACAACACCAAGACACTGGTTATGAACAACGAGGTGCGCGACATCATCGGTTCATCACTTAGCGGTGCGTCTGGTGCTGGCATCTACATTCAGTCTGCTGGCGGCACAGTTTGTTCTGGGAACACGGTTTCCAACTGCTGCATCAGCACAACAAACTTTTTCACGTTGGCTCCAGCTTGCATTGGTATTACCTCACCTGCCGGAACACCGGCTTATCCGGTCATTGTCAGCAACAACTCGCTGGATTCTATTCGTGGTCCTTGCATTGCGGCCATCACTAACGGCGGCCCAGTCAATATTCAAAGTAATGTTTGTACGTTAGATTGTGCAGACGCAGCAGCAAATCCAATCTCAATTTACGCATCAAACTCACCACGATGCACTATCAGCAATAACATTGTTAATCACACCAGCCCATCTTCTGCAATTAATGTTCTTGCTCGATCTGCTGTAATTGTGAATGACACTGCAATTCTCAATAACTCGGTCAGAGCATCGGTTCTTGGAATCTATGTCAGCAGATTAGATACTGCTACGCATGAAAGCCTTCGAATGATTGGCAACTACGTTGAAGGCCCATCGACCCAGAGCATTCAAATTGCTCTTGTGTCTGGTGCTTCAATTGTCGGCAATATCATTTATGGCGCTGCAATTGTGTTTGAACTGAACAACAGCGTTCGCTCTCGCATGGAAGGTAACTCTCTGATCTCTGCCGATGCAGCAAACCCTGTAATTTTCTTTGTAGGCACAAATACGGGGTCGATCTTCTCAGAAACCAACTCCATAATCGGACGAGTCAGCAACGACGCAGGCAGCGGCGTGATCGTGTCTCAGTACGGAAGCACTGCACCAATTGGCGGCAATTCGTGGAACGCCAACGATAGGGTCATTCAGTCCGTTTCAATTGTTGGAAACCCCAAGGGATGGCGCTGCACCGTAGCTGGCAACCCCGGCACATGGGTATCTGAAGGTAATCTTTAACCGTATCAGTGCGGCTCACTGGAATTTGGTTTTGATTGGAGTATCAAAATGGCTTTAGAAAAAGTAAACGTAGTTGACCGCATTGAAGTCTTGGAAAACGGAACTGTGCAAGTTCGCACCAAGACCGCAATCACGGAAGATGGCAAGCAAATCAGCGGCACGTTCCACCGCCACGTTGTTGCCCCAGGCGATGACTACAGCGCCGAGGATGCCCGTGTGAAGGCTATCTGTGCTGCAACACACACTGCTGATGTGGTGGCGGCTTACAAGGCTGCTGCCCAACCATGATCCGCACTGCCTCTGGCCTGATCTTGCTGTACATGAAGGCATGTGGCTTCCAGGGCTGGACTAGCTTTTGGGGCGTGATCTACATGGCTCCGGGCTATGAACTGCACCAAGGTCTGATCAGGCACGAGCGCAAGCACCTAGAGCAGATGGAGCGCGATGGCAAGCTGGTTTACCTGATCAAGTACAGTTTCTGGCTGTTGCGCTATGGCTATAAAATGAATCCGTATGAAATCGAGGCGAGAGCCGCCGAATAACCTTGAAAGACTATTATGCTTACTACACCTGAAGCAATTGCTTTTGCTCCCCTTGGACCAACGGTATCATTCCTTGCAGCTACGCCTACACCGCCCACGGCTGCACAAGCTACGACTAATACAGGAGAAACTCCAACAGGCTCGTACCGCGTAGTTAACTCGGGTGCGGTTACTGTGTTCTTGGGGGTGGGAACGTCCAGCGCGTTGGCGATTACGGCGGCTAGTACGCTGGCGACTTCAATTCCCCTGCTGCCGGGGGCGGTTGAGATTCTTCGCTTTGCCCCAAATCTTTACTTTACCGGTCTGTCTGCTTCAAGCACGGCGACTGTGTATGTAACGCAAGGCGGCGGGATATGACAGACGATGATTTTAAACGCCTTGAAAGCAAGGTTGACAAACTAACCGACGCCGTTGGCAAGCTAATTTTGTTCGAGGAACGGCAAGCCAACCAGGGCGCGAGGATCGGTGCAGTTGAAGCACAACTCAGCGTCCAAGAATCAATGCTCCATCGTACTGACCGCAAGATCGACCAATGGGTCAACAGAGGCATGGGCGTCTGGGCTGCGGCGGCAGTAGTTTTCAGTCTTGTCCAGTTCTGGAAAAAATGATTGACGTCACCAAGGCCATTGGAGCGGTTGCAGCAAGCATTGCAGCGATTGGTGGGGGCTACACCCTTGCCGACAAGTTTGGATGGTTTGACAGGGCCATTCTTGAGTGGCATCCAGAGCATTTCAAGATCGTAGCTGAAGCAGGAAAGCCTATCAACGTCACTGTTGCTCGGGTCAAAAAGCGTGATGATTGCTCTGTAGAAAGTTTCACCCCAAGTGTCCGTGACGCATCAGGCATGGTGCATGAGGCAACTACCACCGCAAGCAAGTTTAGCGGTCCAGCAGGGCCAGAGATTGATACGTTCACCTACCAACTCACGATGATGCGAAAAGAGAAGATTGCGCCTGGGTCAGCTACTCTGCTGGCAACCATCAAGTACAAATGCCCAGAAGGGGAACGTGTTGTTCAATACCCCCGCCATGCTAATTTAAGTTTTGATCTGAAAGGCTAATCATGCTGACCCTACTCTCTACCTTGATCAGCTTCCTGGCTGGTGGTTTACCAAAGCTACTCGGTTTCTTTCAGGACCGTGCTGACAAGAAGCATGAGATGGCAATGGCTCAACTCCAGATCGAGCGTGAACTAGAACTCCGCAAAGCAGGCTTTGAAGCACAGCAAAGGGTAGAAGAGATCAGGATAGAAGGCCAGATGATAGAAGCAGAGGCATCAGAACGCACTGCCTTGTACGCTCACGACATTGCAATTGGTCAGGGTGCATCACAGTGGATGGTCAACCTACGGTCAGGTGTACGTCCATTGCTGACATACGGTTTCTTCCTGCTGTTTGCTTTTGTTGAGATCGGTGGGTTTGTCTATGCCTGGAATCATGGGATCTCTTTTGATGTGCTGATTGAGAAACTGTGGGATACCGATACCCAATTGATTTTTGCTTCGATTATTAGCTTTCATTTTGGTGGCAGGGCATTTAAAGGTGGAAAAGATTGAAAGTCTCTCAACGGTGCAAGGACATGATCAAGCACCATGAAGGTGTCAGATACAAGCCATACCGTTGCCCTGCTCGACTCTGGACTATAGGAGTAGGCCATGTTCTCTATCCCATTCAGGGTCGTTTACCTTTGGATCAAAGAGACTCTTACTCATTGCATCCAGAACATAACCGGACGTTTTCCAAGGATGAAGTAGATGGAATCCTTAGTGCTGATCTCCAGCGATTTGAAGCTGGGATTGCCAAACTTTTTCCTATGGTACTTACCCAAGGTCAGAATGACGCTCTTGTCAGCTTTGCTTTTAACCTTGGTCTGGGAGGCGTACAGCGTAGCACCCTCCGTCAGAAGGTTCTTCGCGGTGAGATAGCAGAAGCCGCTGATGAGTTCCTGAAGTTCACCAGGGGCGGCGGCAAGATTCTGCCGGGATTAGTCAAACGCCGTCAGGATGAACGTGCGTTGTTTTTGTCCTAAGTAGTTTCATGGCATCCCGCAGGTCTTGCCTTAGCTGCTCAAGTGCCTCTTGCTGGGCCTGTAGCCGTAGGTAGGCGTCCAGGGCAAACTTGTCCAGCGTCCGACGCTCCCAGGCTGCAAAGTTTGGTAGATCGTTCATGGTTTTTCCTTAATGCCGTGGGCGGCTTCGATGGCTCTAGCAAATGCCTTCATACCGGGCGGCAGTCTCTTTGTTTCAGGGTCTACGCTAGTCAGTGCTTGCTTGATTTCCTCATCCGTCAGCGGCTTGCGCTGTGCTGCCTTACCGTCGGCAAACCCACGCTGGTACACAATCAGCAACGTGTCAGCATAGACCTGCGTGTCATTGTCTTCGTCGGGTTTCATATCAAATACCCCGCTGCAAAAAACAACGCCGCAATTGCAAGCAGCGTCAAGATAACGGCAAGGGCGCAATCCATCCAGCCGTACTTGAACAAGCCCTCTTCGTTATCGTCTTTCATTTGGCTTCTCCTTTAGCTATTGCGGCACGGGCTTGTTCACACAGTTCCCGAAATGATTTATTTTTACCGTCAAGCATTTCTTTCAACGCCGCTATCAATTCTTGATTGCTCTCATAAAGTCGGCGCAGTTCGGCGGCGGCTTGACGTTTGCTGCATTTTGGGTTTGGGTTTCGCCCCATGTCGCCATCGTCAGCCATGCTAATCAACCTGTGCGCTAACCATAAGGCTTTTGGTTGTGTCATGCTTCCCTCGCTTCCAACATGGCGTCAGCGATTTTGTAGCACCAATTAGCAACATCTTCAGAAGCTGAAAAATTGCCATCGGCGTGGTACGCAATGATCGCTTGCCCAGCAAAATAGTCGCGCAGGGTCATTCCGTCATCCGGGCTTCCTCCGTTTGACGTTGGAAACGCTGGGCCTCCTATGGTACTCATGTCCGATTCCCCTTGCTCGGCAAACTAAACGCTGCAAGGCTACCTGCCCGTGGAACCTGTGCGGTGTTATCACCATCACCTGTCTTGTACTCCGGTCGCTCCCACAGGTCGTTACGTCCTGCTTGAACTTCGTCTGGATTTTTCATCCGCTCAACATAGGGCCCGAGTGCCCCGACGGACTTTTTAATTTCTTTGCCAACAATGTTGCTAGGTTTTCTAGCTAAGTGCAAAGGCAAAGCCTCTCGTTCTGGTTTTTTCATAGCATTCTCACTTTCGTTTTCTTTCCGTGTTTAGTGTAACATTGGACTTGACCGTTGGGTAGTAACTCCCAGGCCGCATTTTCTCCGCACATAGCCTGTGCGTCGGCTTCTAACTGTGCCCACTTCTCTGCAAGGCGATGGTGTGCTTGAGCTTGAGCAGCAGCGGCCTGAGCAGCACGGACTTCCCCCGGCCAGTCTAACAGGTAGCTAGTGCTTAGTACTCCTGCAATAACGATTGCAAGGAGGGTGTTGATGAAACTGTGGTATAATCCACGCGGTTTATGAAATCGTAATTCGCGCATAGTAAATCCAAGTTAGGGAGAGGTTGCCTGTAGCATGATACCTGCTGCAGTGTTGATGATGCGGAGCTGTCCGGAGTTAATTGCGCCGGAGAGGATGCCTTCGAAGTCGCGGAAGTCGGGGAAGTATATATGGATCATCTTGTAAGCATCGTGGTAAGGGACGGAGCCTTTGCGACGGACGAAGTCGATGAAGCGCTCGGCTTGCATAGAGTCTTCGGTGCGACCGATGCGAGAGAAGACTCGGTGCATATCTTTTTCTAGGTCTTCTAGCATTTCGTTAGCGAGCTGGAGGTCTTCGGAGGTCAGGATCAAGGAGCTGGAGCGGGAGGCGGAGAGCACCATTGCGACCTTGTGCATATGGGTTTGCTTGCGGGCGGCGTAGCCTTCCAGCATCTGGTCATCCATGCGGGAGGCGGCGTCCTTCCAGAACTTCTCGTACCAAGCGCGGCCCCACTCGCGAGCGCCGGAGGAGATTGTGTAAGGGCCGGTGAGCATGGCGATGCGCTCGAGGTCTTCGATAAGCTTGACGCGCATCTCGGTGTCGCCAGCACCTACTTGCTCGTCAACGTAGGCAACGTAGCGTTCCTTGGTGTCGCCGTAGACAAAGATGCAGCGGGAGGACAGTCCGCCGCCGATCATAGCTTGGGGCATATTGTCAGCAATCCAGTGCGGGGTAGTGCCAGCTTGCAGGTTGATCCAGGGTGCTTCGATGATATCATTCCCTGACATTTTGGTGATCTTTTCGTAAGTTTTCTTGCCGTCCCAGAGTTCGATAAGTAAGTTTATCATCTCCTTGTCTTGCAGGTTGAGGAGCGAACCGAGTTCCGAAGCGACTAGGGTGAGCGGCGACATAGGATGCCACTCGGCATTGTACTCGAAGGATTCGGAGGCGGACGCGAAGGCAGTGACGAGGGCTTGCCAGGTGATAGCGTTTGGGCCAAACTTTATGCCGGGGACTTGGCGAAGCAGGTCAGTCGATATGTCAATGGTAGTGGACTTGGCGATGATGCCTGGCGGCCCTACGAAGATGATGTAGAAGGAAGGGTACCAGCAGAAACGCTTCATGTCAATCCAGACCCGGCGACGAAGGCAACCGGCGACTGTGCCTACGGCACTCCAGAAGTGCATACGCTTCGGCGCCTCAGTGACGGATGCGTACTGGAGGTACTGAGGAATCCAATCAGGGTAGTTGCGAGTCATACACAATCTCCCCAGGAGACAGAGGAAGTCTTGACGCCTGTGGGGATGATCAGGGGCGGGTCGTAGGGAATCTCGATGCGGGAGTGCTTCTCCATGAGAGGGAGGATTGTAGCGGAGCGATGCGTGGGGAACTGTCCAGCAAGGGAGTCGTGGACTTGGAGGAGCACTTGGACTTCCGGAATGTTCTCGTAGAAGGAAGTCCAGATCCGATTGATAAGGATGCCAACAGTGGATTGGGGAACCCAGGCAAGGGCTTCGGGGAGAAGCGCTTCGAGTCTGTCAAAGATGTACCAGCGGTAGCCCCAGCGGTTCTCAACAAAGCGATGGCGATTGATCTGGTCGAAGGTGCGGGTGTGCCACTCGCGGATGCCGGGATGGGCGGAGAACCAGTACTTCTGCGCAACGTCAATCTCGTGGATCGTGCGGCCAGTGTGACCTGCAACAGTCTTTGCACCTCCGCCGTAGTTGGTAGCGTGGCAGAACACCTTGGCGAATTCCCTAGCGTGCTTAAGCGGAGCGCGGTGGTCGCGGTAGTTCGGGTGGGATTCTACTAGCTCGTCGAGGGGAGGCGGGGATTTCTTGGCTAGAATGTACGCATTGAGCAAGTGCATATCTACACCCTGGAGCATGGCGGCTATCCAGTCCGGTTCGGCAGCCTCGCGTACGACTACTTGAAGATCCGCCCTATCCAGATCCATATCGAAGAAAGTGAAGCCTGGATCTGGGCCATACATACTGCGAATGTTTGGGAGAGTGAAGTCCATAGAGCCTCGAGCCGCGGCCTTGCCGGACGATTTACTCTTCTCAGAAGGGATTGTTTGGAGATTTCCGCCAGATCCGAAGGGGTTCTTGGACGAAGAAAGTCGATAAGAATACGGCGCAGATTTTCCACCGGCATCTCCTGCTATGTTGAAGGAACAACGCATCCTGCCGTCGTCGTCTAGAGGCATCATGACGAAGTCGCCAAGGAACTTGTTGAGGGTACGAATGTCTGCGATGGCGTTGCAAAGGGGTTTGACGAGAGGCTCTTTGGCCGCGATCTTGCTGAGGGCTTCGTCATCGCAGGTCGGGTTCATCGTTGTCTTGCCGGCAAGGATGACGCGCTTGTAGATGACGGGCTGCTTGAGGTCATCGTAGAAGAGCGTCTGCATCTGCTTGGGGGAGGCAGGATTGATTGAGTGGCCTAAGACATTGTGGAGAAAGGCTTCGCGGTGGGAGAGCTCTTCCTGGATATCAAGGGCCATCTGGTTCTTGACTTCGTGGCGGATGCGGACTCCGCGGAGCATCGCGCGCAGGACAGGGTAGAAGAGCTTTTGCTGGTGTACGTCAACCTCGGCAAGGTGCATGGACTCAGCGACTTGTTGGAGGACTTCACCGGACTCTCGCGTGTATACGCAGTCTTGGAGGTTGTAAGTCCAGCGTTGTTCCTCGGGGACGTCAGAGGCAATCTTCCCTTCGTCTTTCCAGTAGACGTACCAGTCCGCGTACATGGAGGCGATGAAGGCCAGGCCCTTGGGCAGCGCGCAGAAGACGCTGTGCTGAGTTATCATTGTATCCTGACCGCCGTTCGGAATGAAGTGCCAATGGCGGTAGACGTACTGCGCGTCGTAGAGGCCGTTTTGCCAGCGTACCTTGACGTTCTTATGCGTAAGCAAGCGATAGATTGCGAAGACAATCTGAGACTCCTCGTCGGCAGACCAGTAGCCCTCTGGCTTGCCGCGCGCCATCAGGGGGATGCACAGAGCATCTTGGCGCGACCAGCTGAGGCCGATGCAGTCTATATGTCCTCCGCGCGTCTCGATATCGAAGTCAATCCAGACCGTCTCGGCGAACGCGGTAGCGTCGGAGTGCAGGGCCTGGAGGCAGGTAAGTGCTTGCGGGAACGTTGGGCGAACTAGGAAGTTCCAGGTTGGCTTGTTATCGTAGACGCGAGAAGTCATGTGACGCTTGAGGCGGCGGAGATCGGAGAGGACTACCGCACGCTGGTTCCACTCGCGAATGACTGCGCCAGGGGTAAGGGTCGGTATGACCTTGATGCCGTCGGAGGTTGACAGGAGTGACCCGCGCCACTTGAGTACACCCCAGTGGCCGGTTAGCGCCCAGAGCGCTAGGTTTCCCATGGCCAGGATGATGTTCGGCTGAACCATCTGGATTTCCGTGAGGAGTTCTGCGTAGCCCTCGTGGATGTGGTAGGTGCAGTACTTGTCCTTGAGCAAGGTGTGATGGACGGATATGTCTTTCTTTTTCAGGGCAATCCAGGTGGACAGCTGGCCCAGCGGGGGACGCTCCTTGCAGACGTAGGTAGCGTAACACTCTGAGCGCATCACGCCGACTTCGTGGAGCATCCGGTTAAGCTCCATGCCGGAGGCTCCGTCAAAGGGCTGGCGGTCACGCTCGGCAGGGAACTCCCCGACGATCATCACGCGAGTAGGGATAGGGCCTTCGCCTTTTACTCGCATCAGAGTCCAATCGACAAGTCAAGTTCTTGCTGAGCGCGAAGATCCGCGATCCGCTTGCAAGCGATGCCGTAGCTGGACTGATCCATCTCGATACCAGTTGCTCGGGCTTTCATTGCATGGGCAGCGGGGAAGACAGGCCCGCTGCCACAGAATGGGTCAAGGACAGCTTGGCCCGGGAGGACGGATCGGCGAAGGAGGTCTTCGAAGAGCGCCACAGGTTTCTGCGCGGCGTGGCCGAGGTTGCTGTCGGGCGGGTAGTCGAGGACGTCTCCGAGCATCTTGAGGATAGGTCGCTTACCCTTGACGGCGTAGAGGAGAATCTCGTACTTACGCTGCGGGCCTTGCTCGGGCCAGGGTGCGCGCATACCGGACTTCTTGTACCAGATAAGCGGAGTGCGGAAGACGTTCCAGCCGGCCTCGACCATCAGGGATTTGAGCTGAGAGAACTTGTCAAAATCGCAGAAGCAGTAGAGATGCGCTTGAGGCTTGGCGATGCGGTAGCCCTTGAATGCCAGGGCAGTAGCGCAACGCATGAAGGTTTCGTAGCTGTCCTCGTAGCCGTGAGCGCCGGCAGCTAGGCCACCTGAGTCTCCGAACTCATCTGCGCTCATGCCGTAGGGAGGATCGGTAATGATGCAATCGAAGCTGTCAGCGGGGCAGTCATCCATCCAGTTGATTGAGTCGGCGTGGACTGCTTGGTGCATATCGGCGGTGAAGGTCTTGCCGACCGACGCTCCGAGCTCCCGGTGCTTTATAGCTGTCTCTTCCTTGCGGAGGATCTTAAAAGCTTCATCGACGGTTTTCGCTGCTTTGATGGCGGGATTGTCCAGGTGACCTGCAACGATAAGTTCCCGGCGAGTGTTTTCTTGATGGATACCTTCGGAACTCCCGCGAACCTCAAGCGAGATGTCAGCTGTAGTAGGCGGCGGTGTTCCCCGCTGGACTGCCTGAGCGGTACGAAGTGTGTTGAGGCGAGCATGGGCGGCTGCGCGCTCTTGCCATGTAAGGTTTTCACGATGGATGTTCTCGGAGAGTTCAGCTTCCTCTGCCGCCAGTGGGTCAAGGTCGCTGAGGAGAGTATAGGGGATGCTGTTCGCACGGACGCGCTCGCCGTCGTGCATGATCTCTCCGCCGAGGGCGTATATGTCCTTGACTGCTCGGAGGCGACGCTCGCCGGCGACTAGGTAGTAATCGTCGCCGACTATTCGCAGGATGATAGGGTGGAGAAGCCCTTGGGTCTGCAGCACCTCGGAGAACTCGCGTAGCTTGCCTTCCTCGAATACCTTGCGTTGGCGATCTGCTGCGATCTTGATTGCGTCTACGTGGATGAGTTTCATGAAAGTCCTAAGAAAGAAGAAAAAGGGGACGAGCACCGAAGCACTCGCCGCCCTAGCCTGGGGGATCAGCTCGGCAGGATAGCGCCTACGCGTTCCTGGATGGACTCGTTGTAGAGTTCATGCTGAACCTTGACCATGACGGTCTTGCCCTGCAGCTGACGCCAGGCCCACGGTACACCCGCGACGTTGGTTCCGGTGGCTTCCCGGTAGTCTTTCTGTCGGCGATTTTTGCCCTTGGAATTGTCCAGTGCGCCCTGTGCGGTCAGGTCGAGAAACGCGCGGTCGCTGAGGGTGATCTCTGGCGGGATGCCGAGACCCTGGACGGACGGGGGAACCTGCACACGCAGCGGGATAATCATGGAGACCCAAGGCTTGCCAGCATTATCGCCCTTGCTGATTGTGCCAGAGCCGGTGGTGATCTCGCCGATGACTGCGAGATACAGGCCGTTAGCGTGCTCGGGGTTCTCCGTAGGAAGCGGAGGACGCTTCTCGTTGACTTCTGTAACTTGCGCGTCGAGGAACACGCTGGGATCGAACTGACTTGTACTCATATGAGTAACTCCTGTGTGGTTAACTGGGGACACTTGGCGCAGTCCCCTTCTCGCATCTGACTAGAGATACATTGTTTCCTTGCCGATGATCTTGACTTGCGTACCATTGGCGAAGGAGGAGAGAGGGCCAGGCTGCTTCATCGCGCCGAGAATCCAGGCGACAACTTCCTTCTGCGACAGGCCGGGAGGTTGGGTGACTTTAACTGCCAGGGTGAGGGTGGTGAAGGAACGCTTGGTCATCACACACCTCCGGAGCGCTTGGCCCAGATATCCATCACCTGCGCGAAGTCGGGAGTGATCTTGCTGCGGTAGCCAAGGCTGCGCGTCTTGGTGTCCACTCCGTAAGCGGCAGTGTCCCACCAGAACTGCGCACCGTCGCGAGTAGTGTAGATGATATCGCTGAACAGCGTAGGGATCTCGGTTGCCAGGGCCTTGCCGATAGCCTTGATCATGACCTTGGTGGACTGGGTGATTGAGTCCGTCTCGCGGTCTACGTGAGCAGTCATGACAAACGGACACTCCATGCCCTGGGTGCAGAGGCGGAGGAAGTTCATCAGGTTGTTCTGGGCTACGCCGTAGTCGCCGGGGCTGGCCATCGGGCGGGAGCCGATCTGCATTTTCATAGCAGCGTTGCTGGTCTCGGTGAGGGAGTCCATGACGAAGATCCTGCGGGAGGAAAACGCGTCGATAGGGCCGAGTTCCTTGCCTGTACGGTCATCTTTGAAGTTGCTGCAGGACTGGAGGATTTTCCAGAAAGCATTGTTGTCTCCGCCTCGGTTGCCGTCTACTGACTTGGCCAGGGCCTCGTAGGACAGCTTGCCTACGTTGTCGGCGGTAGCCATGAGGGACTTGAGGGAGATAGGCCGCGTCCCTTGCTGGTGCCAGTAGACACAGGCAGGGGGTTCCTTACCCTTGTCGCGGAAGTAGCCGAGGAGGGTCTCGAGTCCGTTTTCTGTAAACAGCACGGCGACTTCGAATCCGTTCTTGTCTGCCCAGTCGCAGAGCGTACCGATGGCGTAGGTCTTGCCTGTTCCGCCTAACCCCATGAGGCAGATTTTTGGGCCGACAAGTACCTGCTTGTCTTTAGTAACCAGGGATGCTGGTGTGATAGTGGTCATAAGAGACTTTCAAAGTAAGCTAAATGTACGTCCAACTCGCGCTTGATGCAGTCGTAAGACAGCTCGTCGAGATTGTAGATGAGTTCGCCAGTGAGCAGGGAACCTGGGATGTTCCAGGGATCGCGATGCTGGCGGCAGGAGACCTCGGCGACACGGAAGCTGTGGGGATTGCCCTTGGCGTCCTGGAGAATTACCCGTGCCCAGATCTCCCCGCAGCTGGCGCAGAAGTACGCGCGAGAAGGCCAACCCCAGCTGTCCGCTGCTTGCGAAGCATAGCGGAACGTGCCGAGGTAGGTCTCCTCTGCGATTATGTACCCAGCAGGCACTAGTCTACCTGTACTGTTTCAGTCCGAGCGACTGGATCCCAGCGTCGGCGCTGGAACTGTTGCTCTAGCAGCGGGGTAGGGTCGCGCATCTGGCAGACGGACTTGAAAGGGCAGCCGCCGTACTCCGCGCAAGCGTGATCGAGGTTCCAGTCCCAGTACCCGGACTCCCATGCCTGGATCATTCGCTTGGCGTCTCGGATGAGCTGCTCGTACCAGCGGTCGATAAGCCACTGGGGGCGGTAGGTGATTGCTTGGAGAGTGTCGTACTTGGTTTTAAGTATTGATACTCCTCGCACAAGGAATCCATCAAGCTTAATGCCAGCTCTCGAGGCACCCCAGACATAACCAGTGAACTGGCTGCGTAGATCCCATTGACGAGGCCAGCTTGCTCCAAGCTGCGATGTAGTTTTATCATCTTCTCCAAGGTGCATTCCTTCGTATTCGCACATCATGTCCATGCGGCCTGAGTACAGCAGTGGATCGCCGGTTACTGGGTGAGCCAGGTCGAGTGGCTCGAGGAAAGAGAACTCGATGCCTCGCTTACCACCCGGCAGGGTCATCGGGATCGCTTTGTCCTCCCCGAGACGGTACTGGGAGAAGTAGTACTCCAACGCCCCGGCAGTACGCTCGGCAGACTTCGCGGAATCGGGGGGGCACTCGAAGTCTCCGTAGGCGGTCAGCAACGCCTTGAGACCCAGGGCAAGGGAGTCTTCCGGCGACCTCCCGTCGATGTAGTAAGCTACCCGAGCCTTCTCTATCCCGGTTGCGTAGGCAGCTCCGGCATGGAGATGGACAGACTGGTCACGGAGTTTCCAGTGCTGCATGAACTCGAGATAGGCTTTCTGGGGACAGGACTTAAACGCCGCCATAGTGGTGGAGTCAAGGACTGCCGGAAAGGGTGGGCGCTGGCGAGTCATACGGAACTCTCCAGGCAGAGGAGCTTCTGGATTTCTTCTTTAATCTCCACGACTTCCTCTTCTGCTTCCAGGTGGATCTTGGCGATAGCTTTCTCCATGACAGCTACGCGAGCTGGGATGAAGTTATCAGGCACCTCGAACTCAACCTCATGCTCATGGGGAGTTATGAGAACATAATCCTTCGAATCCGGTTCCCAGGCTTGGAAACTGTACTGCGGTGGATCGCCTGGCTTGGCGTAACGGCTGAAATAGGCTACGATATAGCCCTTGATGGTCATCTTCATTTAGCTTCTCCTAGACTCGAGGGTGAAACTGCACCCACAACAGATTCGGTTACAGATCATCCAGCTCGTCGAGCATGGCGTCTTGGCTTGGCGCAGCAGATTTCTTAGACGGTACGCGCTTGGCAGCAGCAGCAGCGGAGGCAGCCCCGAGGCGACCTGCGCGGAGGAATATCACGCCCTCTTTCATTTCCTCAAGGGTGAGTGTGCCCTCGGCGGCACGAAGGCGCCAAGATGCGATCTTGGACTGAAGTTCCAGCGGGATAGGATTACTCATTTGCGCTCAGCAAGGTACGTAGTGCCTTGACTGCCTCGGGGGAGCCGGCGACTGTGAACGCGCCCGGCTGGGTGTTGGTGAAAGGGGCGAGGTCGAATTGCTCGGCGGTGAAGTACCCGCGGAGCAGGTCGATAAGGAAGCGAGAATACCCGCCGTGAGGTACGCGGCCTTCCAGCTCGGAGTACAGATGCGAAGTGAGCTGGACGTAGAGAGGCAAAGGGAGTGCCACGTTAAGCTGCTGCGAAGGGATGATCGACTTGGTCTTAGTCATCGTAGGCTCCTAGGAGGAGATCTCCGTCCTCATCGGCGGAAGCGAGTTCGAAGCTAGATTGGACGTTAGCGATGATAGCTTGCATTGCTGCCTCCTCGTCCTCTCCTTCCACGGAGACGGAAGTCCAAGGGTCATCCCAGTCAAGGGACGAACGGGGTCTGACGAATATGCGAATCATAGTGGTTGGCCTAGCTGGGTGAGGAGGAGCGTGATAGTTGCGCGGGAGAGATCGCGGATTACGTCTGTCCCGGCGGGGAGGATTACCAGCTCGCTGAGGGAGCTGCCGGGACGCGCAAGGAGTGTGTCGGCGGCGAGTTCTACACGAGTCAAGCAGCCCTCGCCGAAGACTGCGTAGACAGCAGCGGACGGGGAGGATACGCCGAGGGAGCGGAACTCGAGGGGGAGCGTGGTTAAGCGGGACTCGTGCCAGGCTCGCTTGGGTGTCGGCGGCTCGTCTTGACCAGTCCACCAGCTACCGCAGAGAGTCTCGGTGGCTTCCACTGGCATGGGAGGGTCTTCACGGACAAGCCGGCGGGAGCCAGGCTGACTGCGATGCAGGTACTCGGTGAAGTTGCCGAGGAGAACCCCGGTGTCTGCGTGGATGAGAGCGATACCGCGAGCGCGATACCAGCTGGAAGGAGCCGCTGCCGGAGTTGGCGTGGCTGTGCGAATCGCAGCGATAGCTTCGCTGAATAGATCGTCTAGGGAAGTTTCCATGAGTGAGCCTCGGTTTGCGCGGATTATACAATCATAATCCGCATTGATTAGACATGAACTGTTTGCAAAAGTTCCACAGTTATGCGGGTTCTTTTTCCAACTCGGGACGCGGGCCTTCGCCGTTGTGGAAGAGCCGCCAGGACTTGAGCAGCAGCGCGCAAGCGGGATCGGCGGAAGCAGCTTTGTCGAGGATCTCCGAAATCCCCTGGCTTCGCTTCCAGACAGAATGGTCATCGCTGAACTGGTAGTTCCAGTCGTGCCGAGAGCAGAGCTGGTGGAATTCTTGAATTGTCATAGGTTGAGCCTTGGAGAGAGCCTTTGAAAAAACACCGGGGAGGCGAGCTTTATAGTCCCGCCTCCCGATGCCCCCAGCAAGCGAGGCTCAATTCATCTTGCCGAGTCGGAGGATGCGACCACCCTTCCTAGTGCCTATGGGCCACTGAAGGCCCACAAGGGTTTGCTAGACCAGCTGGGGTTAGAACATCGCCAGCTCAGCGTCTGCGTCAACCTTGGCGACTTTGGCGAGCTTGGCATCTTCCATGCGCTTGATGATAACGCCAGTCTTGGTTCCGGCCACGCGGAAGGAATCGTACAGGGCACGGCGGGTGAGCGCTGGGTCTGCGTCGAGTTTCTTCTGCAGGTAGGCTTTGACCGTCGCAACGTCCTTGCCGGTGGCTTCGCAGATTGCCTGGACTACGACCGAAGCGCCTGAGACACCGCCACCGGAGGCAGCGCGACCAGCACCCCACTTGCCGGACTGGACAAGCGCGTTCAGGTCGTCGATAGCAAGTACCATGTCATCTTCGCTGAGGGGCTTGTCTGCTGACGTAGCGAGTTCGTCACCGAACTTCTGCTCAGCACCGTGCCCGGCGAAGCGAGCAAGGAGTGCCAGAGGCAGCGGGATTGTCCGGGTCTCTCCGTTGCGGAAGTCCATGCGAATGCTGACAGCGCCCGCAGTGATCTGCATAACACCGTCTTCGATAACGATGCCGCTGTCATCGACCAAGGTTTCTTTGTTAACCTTGCGTTTGCCGGCGAAGGAGACCTTACGTCCGTCCGTCATGGTAACTTCACTGTACTCTGTCTTGCTTTCTGTAGCCATTTTCTCTCTCCGATTGCAGCAGTCCTTTGAGCCGGCGACTGCGGATTCCGGTAGCAGGGAGCCCCTACTGGGGAAGGGAGACACGCTCCCCTCCGCGGTAAGGGCTACTCAGGCAGGCAAGCCTCAACTGCGTCTCGAGCCGCCTCGATAATATCGCGAGCTTCTTCAAGGGATTCCAGCAACTCGTCAGCTTCCTGAATTTTCTCCTCACTGCGGGAGTCTGGGCAGTCATCGACGAATTCCTGCTGATCGGCAACCATGCTTTCCAGCTGCTTGTGCTGGAGATCAAGGATTGACAAGACTGCTTCCAGCTTGCGTTTCATATCTGCTTTCATATTGAGCCTTTCTGTAATCGCTGGTGCATCATGCGCCAACATATGTTAGACACGGACTTTCGGGATTAGTTCCGAAGAAATTTGTTGTATTTTCACCACTAACCGCGTTCCTGCTCACGCGGGAATTCCTTGCGCGCGGCTGCCCAGGCGTTAAGGTGAGCTGTCCGATCAGGAGGGATTCCTGACCAGAGCTTCCGGTACGCTGCGATGTGGGAGGAGTAAGCTGCCAGGACTTTCCTAGCCCACGTTTGCTCTTGCTTAGGAGAGAGGCCCATCACGCTGTCCTCTTCGGATTGAGTTGTTTGAGCTCCTCAAGGTTGCTGATCAGCATATAATTGCTCTTGTTGATCGGAGCAATCGTATGCCGCACCTTGCGAGCTGCCCGCTCCCCGCAAGCGCAGCAGGTAGGCCTGACCGCCTTCGCCCGGGGTAGCTCGACACGAACTGCGTAGCAGCTCATGCAGATCGGGAGATGGTACTCTTCCATCAAGCGGCCTTGACGCGCAGAGCTGCAACGAGAGGAGCAGAGATCTCGTCCCAGAGCGGCTCCGCGTTTCCCTCCGCGTCGTAAGCTGCTTTGCGCTCGTCTTCGTACTCGTCGCCTTCCCGCAGGTACGCTACGACTTCGTAGTAATACCCGAAGTCATGCGGGAATCCTTTGACTGCGAAGAAACCCGCAGGGAACTCCCGCTCGAGCTGCGCCATGAAGAGCTTGCATTCCTCTTTTGCCAGGGGGTTTCCCACGCCGAAGCAGTCTTCTTCTGTCGGAGTGCTTCCGATGTTGATAAAGTCCATAAGAGCCTTTCTAGTTACTCGCGAAATGCCAGCTTGTTAACTGTCTCATAACCAGTTAACAAAAGGATCACTTGGCTTTGGTAAGAGACTTCTTGGTTTTCTTGTACCCTTGCTTATGGAATCGCCCAGGGCCGGACTTCGTTGCGGAAGGATTGCGATTGGTTCCAGTTTTCATATTGATTCTCCTTGATCTGCGAAGTCGGCGGCAGATCATTCGCCGATATACATTAGACAGGAACTCTCCGTCAAAGTTCCACAGTTATTGCGACAAAATTATCCGCCCCGCTTGACCAGCGAAAACCTCCCCGGCAAAGCTGGCCATGATATCTCTATCACACATGGCTAGCTCGGCCTCCGTCCAGCCTTGCTCTTTACAGTACGCGGTGCTGACTTGATTGAACGTCTGACTGAGCACCCTCAGCGCGTCCATCGCCTCTCCGTCTTGCCGAGCCTGCGCCTTCCTCGCCAGCGTTGCTGTGGCCTCCGAGCACATCCCTGCTCCATAAACCAGCGCGACCATCCGCCTCCCGTGTGTCTTCGCTGGGCCACGAAGCGCCTTGGGCAGATCCTCCAGCCCTTCATGCTCGCTATCCGTTCCGTTAAGCTTACTCATCAAGTGGACTCCTTAGTAGTTCATACCGCGCTTGTGCTTCCGGAGACAGTGCTGGTTTCGGCGGCGAAGCGCGCTCCTTCGCTCCTGCAAGCATCCTTGCCAGACTCTCCTCTGCGCGCCTATCAAG